TTTTGGATCCTTTCTTACATTTGCATTTCTAATACCAAGAACAGTATCTTGTTTTGTTTCAAGAACTCCTGATGCAAAGAAACTTTCTTGAGCACTAGTTGTTATGATATTTCCAACTTGCGAATCAATATCACTAGTTGTTAGTCTAAAACTTTTATTTCCAGTTTCAAATTTTGGATTTGGATTTACAGTTCCATCTGGAACAAAGAATGATCCAATTAAAGTGCCAACATCATCTGAAATAAGTCTTACATCAGTTACAGTTGCTTGAGCACCACTGGTTTGTCCACTCAAAGTCATTCCAGATACAATTCTTCCATAAAATCCTCCAGTAACTATATTCTGTAAACTAAATGTATCAATGTTTAATACACTAGAAGATGATGAATATGTTGCAGGAAGAATCTGTTTATCATTGTATGGATTAGTTGTGTAAACATCAGATGCAGAATTATATGGACCATACTTATGATTTGCTGAAGCAACTCTAAATGATATTTCTGGAGTTACTCCAATTCTTATGCCACCTGGGGGGGAGATACTACCTTTGACAGTTTCGCCAACTTGGAAAGTGCCACTAGTCATACGAATTTCAACAAGTTTTGGAAAACTGAAACTTGTTACATTTATTTTATCAAAGAATGAATACATTCTTGTTCTTGGTTTTAATTTTCTAGCAATAAATTCAATATTTCTAGATCTCATATAACGAATTACTTCATTACTTACTACTCTCTCTCCAAGATTAGTAGTGTCAATTCTTTCAGACACATTCCAAGCAACACCTGTTCTAGATTGTTTTGCTTGAGTAGTAGTGGTTCTTTCATTTGATATGGTTAAACGATCTGCACTTACTGTTCCGCTTTGTTGTACAGTAAGATCCCAAAATCCCCTTCTTGCTTGCTCCGGACTTACATCTGCTGGTGGTGGTCCACCCCTTGCAGCAACAGAATCTGTTACCCATCCAGATTGTCCAGTACGATTAAATGTATCTGAAAAAGTATCGCTAACCTTAGTCATAGTTTGCTTTAGGTTGTCCTGCACAACAGTACCAACCCAATCAGTTTGCCATGCACCCCAATCAGTTTCACTCATTCCAGTTCTTTCATCAACACCAAGTTGTTGAATTGTGGATTTGTAGTCACCCTCAATATTAACTCTATTTGCAGATACAGTTCTGGTATCAATCCAAGTGTCTGATGATGGATTTAATTCAATAATACCACTATAAAAAACTACAAGAAATGGAGTTACATTTTCAATTCTTGTTGCAAATTCATTTTTAATAAGTGGTGTTGAAGTGTAATTTAATGTTATTAAACTTCCAGTTTTCTTAACATTTGCATTTTGTAAATCTTGCACAAATGCCAAATCTACAGCAGGATTTGGAGTTGCGGCAATTCCAATTAAAGATTCTGATCCAATAACCAGATCAACACTTGTTGTAAAATTTGAAGGTCTTAGAGTTCCTGATAGCTTATCAGTAGATGCACGAAAATCTATATCAGAAAGTGCATGTGCTGCGTGAGATTTGAAATTATCTACAAAAAATCCACATTTAAATCTATCTACACCATTTGTTTTAATTGATAGTGAATCTGTGGAAGTTTCAAGAAGAGATAAATTTGTATAGTATTCGAGATTGGCAATTCGAGTTTCCAATCTTGAAATATCTTGCATTCTATATCTTTTATGAGTTGCATAATTTAATCTTACGTCAGAAGTTTTATAAAGATATGCTGGTAAGTAGAAAGTTGCAATTTCCAACGCACCATCAACAGTTCCTGGTGGTAATGGATTATCTGAAGAGACTCCCTTTTGAAGTTGGAATGTTCCTTCTTTAGTTAAGAATAATCTATCAATTCTTGGAAGATAATAACTAAAACTTACTGTTATAGTTTCATTTGGTGCAATATAGTAGTTTGAAGATTGTCCTGCCGCAGTAAAGTTTCTTGAATCAAATTCAAATGGTGAAGAAGTTGCTGAAGTTGCACTATAAGTTGATACTCTTGGGCGAATATCAATAATATCAGAAGTGGATATATTGTTGAAAATTTGAGAAGTTGAATATTCTTCTGTTGGATAGCTATTTACTGTAACAATATCTCCAGTATCACTTGCACTTATTACATAATTTTGAAATACTATTTTTAATTTTCTAGTTGGAGTGAAATTGTTATCAACTTTTATAATTCTAGAATAATCATAGAAGTTTAATCTTTGCCCAAAATCTAATCCATATTTTTCACCAACATTTCTATCTCCATTGGTTTTAGAGTTGCACACTCCAGAAATTCCGGAATCTTGAAATAAGATATTCTCACCAACGGTAAAGAAATTTCCATTTTGATATACAAATCCAATTGTATTTGCTGTTTTTTCAATTATAATTGCAACAGAACCACTAGTTTCTCCAATTATTTTTTCACCAATAATAGAATCAGTTGCATCTTGATTTGGACCATTTAGTGATCCAGATACAAATGTAATCGTTGGTAATGCTGGATCTGTATTATTTGAAGATTCGTAAATTGCCAATAATCTTCTTACATCTGGTACATTTAATGAAATTTCTTTATCTTGAACTCTTGTGCCATAAAGTGCGCTATAAGTTAATCCATCATTAAGACTAGTATTTCCAACACCAGATGCCGAATTTGTAGATTTATCAATAACTAAAGTATTTGCCTTTAAAATATTTTTTGTTTTTGATTTTGGTTTTGTTTTTTTAACAGTTACAATTAATGTTGCATTTGTGCCACTTGCAACAGTCAAATTTTTAATTGATAAATCTTTAAATCCATTAGAAAATATAAACTTATCACTAGATAATGGCTCTACTGTGCCATCACTATATGCAAGAGCGTATCTATCATTTGTATATGGTTGATATGTGTATCCAGATGTTAATGTAGTTGCAACGATTGCATTTGCACTAAAACTTGAAATTAAATATTGTGTTTTTAAAATAATATCAGTATTTTCAACGTCTATTTCTGATATATTTGATTTTGTTAATATTGCAGTATATGATGGATCTGAAATATTTTTAATAGATGCTGATCGAATAGCAAATTCTGATGTAGTTACAGTGCCAATTCCTTGAATAATGCTACCATCACAAATTCCGGGAACTGTACTAATACTTACCAGAGTTAATTGCTTACCATCATTTGATATATTGGAAATTTTATTATAGGTAATTGTATTAAATCCTACTCTTGGATAACTTACAATATTTCCAACTGTTGCAACACCAATAAAATTGCATGTGGTAGAAGTTACTGTACTAACTCCAACGGAATCTGGAGTAATTATAAATGATGGAAATGTTGGAGACGATGTAGCACTATTTTGAATTGTTACTGGAGGCACAGTTGCTTTATCCAATACCAAATCTGCATTAAAACCGCATGTATTTGATGCAGAACTTCTATAGCTATAAATCGAATTAACATCAGATAGTTTGTAATCTCTAATATTTCTTATTGTATGCCCATATGTCGTAATTCCACTAATATTAATTCCTTCATCTTTTACAAACTCTCCTTCTACACTATACAAAGTTAAGGTATTAGAATTGGATACTGAAGATCTCAAATATCCTCTTGCACCACTAGTGTTTCCTTGAATTAATATGGGTTTTGTGAGTGATATATTTGTGCTCAATCCAATTTGAGTGAATGTTAGAATATCAAAAACTCTTAGAGAATATGTTGTTGTTATTCCCAAATAATCTGTGCTATCTAAACTAAAATCATATGCTCTTGCAACACCAATTTCAGACCCAGATGGAGAAAGTCTGTTTAAACTATCAATTCTATCACTTCTAAGACTTAAATATGCAGTAGTTCCAATACCAACTGATGGTTGACCATAAACATTGGCTACGGTAAACTTAGGTCCAGTATCAAATTGAATACCTTCTCCAGAAACTGATCCTTTATCTCTTGGTTTTGATGCATCAATAAATGTAGTTCCATCCAAATTAACTTCATATCCCCTAATATATGCCTTTCCTGGAGAAATTTGATATATCATCAAATCATCAGAAGGAGTTTTACCGGATTGAGTTAACTGATTGGGATAATAAATTCCATTATTCCCCAATCTGTTATTTAAAGATTCCTTTACTACCGAATTAAATGGTGCAACATAATAATCTCCAGATTCTTCAAAAGTTCTTCTAGCCAACTCTTGAGCAAAAATATTATATTCAGTCTTATCTACAAATTTATCAAGAATTCCATTTTGAATTCTCATCAATTCGACGAAACTTTCGTCATTAAAATCATTAATTTCTTTTTTGATCAATTCTGCACTGATTTTTAATCTATCAGCACCTGGAGCTGAATAATTTGAAAATCCTCTTGCATTATCATATAATGAATCATCTTGATCTGCAGTTATAATTTCTTCTTTCACATACAAACCAACTCTATAGGTTGGAGAATTTGTATATTGGTCCAATATTAATGTTTGGGTTGGAACTTTTACAAAAGTTCCTCTTAGAAAATATACACCTTCGGAAAGAAATGCAGCAGATCCAACAGAAGTTGCATTTTGGTCTATTGCTTTTGCAAATTGCTCTCCAGAAGCTATCAGATTTGATAAACCAAAGGTTATATCAGATAAAGTTATTAGATTTTCACCATCAGAAAAAGTTTTTGTTGTGAAATCGTTTGAAGATTTCTCATACTCTAAGTATAATGTAATATTACCATTATCTGATTGATTTTGAGTTATTACATTTGAAATTTTAGCTGTAACGCCACTTATAGATCCCTGTATCTTAATTCCCAATAATGAATTTAGATATAGACTTAAGGGTATTCCCAAAAATTCAGACTCAATTTGAATGCAATTATATTCTAATGTAAATGATATTTGCCCAGGAATTACTCTCGCACCTTCCTTGAAAAAATGATTACCAAATTTTTCAATTTGATTTTGGAGTATTGATTGTAATGTTGTTAATTCTCTAGCCTGTATAGAATTCCCAGGTTTAAATAAAACTCTATAAAAGTTTTTATCCTCATTGAAGTCATCGAAATAAGGAGTTGCGTTTAAATTGGTTTTTTGGGACATAATTCTTAGAATTGTAATATAACTTTAATATCTTCTTTTTGATTTGAAGATCTAGTTATGGATGGGCGGTTGTCAATATACAACATTTCTCCAGAATATTTTTGTACTTCTGGAGTTGATACTCCTTTGATAAAAGATTGACCAAGGTAGTAAGTAAAGTTATTTATTGTAGTAGTAATACCGGCATTACTGGAAGATCCAAAAGTAGTTTGAATTGCAAGATTATTTGTGCCGCCAACAATCGTTACGGACCCACCAGTATCTGGAGTTGCGGTAAAATAGTTTAAATTATATCCATATTGTGGAGAAATATAATTGTCATATGCATCTTTTTGAGAAGAAATTGCAATATTTCTATCTTGCCAATATTTTATAACGCCGGTTCTTGAATCCCAAGCAGCAACTCTTCCAACAGCAGTTGATGCAACTCCAACTGTTTGAGTAATATTAGAATCTAATGTAAATGTGGTTGATGTTGTCAATCCACTTAATTTTAAAGCAAAAAGAGCACTTGCTTTTTGTGAAGTCAATAAACTTGATGAATTATAAACTGTGGGATTTTTTAAAATCCCTATTCTTGCAAATTGATTGCCAGTAATAAAATCTGGATTTAAATCATCATTTTCCAATCTTGAATATAAGAGAGTTTTTGTTGCTCCCAATTCTTTATAGATGTTATATCCATGCCCTCCAGATGGTGGAATTATCACTTCAAATTCAGCATTTTTATTTGTTGCCGAATTTGTGATTCCAGCAGAAATCAAATCTACTGTTGCAAAAGTATATCCAGATCCACCATTTGTTATAGTTATAGAAGATATCTTTTGATCTGCACCCACAACAACAGAGCACAATGCACCATTACCATCACCTTTAATTGGCACATTATTGTAAGTATTTTCAGTATATCCTTGACCCCTATTGACAATAACTGCAGTCTTTAATTGACCACTAACTAATGTATGATCTCTTACCGGGGCATTATTTGTATTTGTTTCCCAATCCTTCGGCACTGGAATATAATCGGTAGACTCAAATTTAATAAAATCGTCAGGTTTAATCGTAAAGAGATATTTCCAAAGATAACCATCACCACTTACACCAGCAGCTCTTGGTTCCAAATCTGTAAAAGTTGGTTCATCTAATGATGGTCTTCCATTTGTATTTTCTGGACTAGATCCATTATTAATACAAATGTAAACTCGATAATCACTATTCAAAACATAAAACTTCGAATCGTATAAATTTGAAGATCCACTATTTGGTGTTGGATTATTCACTGAATAATTATGTTTATACATATCATAAGTTATTCCAG